AAAACTACGAAAGGTCGGACTAATCACCCCACCTGGAGTAGATCAAGACGACGTTGCTATGTGCAAGAGCTTCATAAAATGTGAAAAATACGAAGATCTTAAACCACCTAGATGGATTAATGCCTCTAGTGATTTGGTGAAAGTTGCATGTGGCGCGTTATTTGACATGATCATGGACCGTGTCTGTAGACACCCTTCCGCCATTAAAACCGTGCCTGTTGCTGAAAGGGCTTTGTACATCAGCAACGTGCTAGGAGGAAGTGACGTGATAGGGCAATCTTCGGATGCAGGTTCTATGGAGGACCATTACGCAAACATTCCTACCGAAATGAGAGCCATTAAGAATGAGCCTCGTTATAGGATACACAATGATTTCATAATGTATATGATCGGACACGTCAAGCCGCATAAAGACCTCATAAATTCGATGCGCTTCATATTCTTTACCACGACTTTGAAAACCAAACAGCCATTTGAGTTGAAACATAAGTTGTGGACGGAGATTCGTGACGCCGTTGACATGAGAGCCTTTTGCTCCGCTATACTTGATGGATACCGAAAATTGGGGATGCGAGATTTTGGTCTTATCGTGATCAACGCAATTTTGTGTTCGGGAGAGATGAACACGAGTCTGAAAAACTTCATTTCCATGTTTACAATGGTTAACTATGCCCAGTATGAACTTTCCTCGGGGAAGTATACGACGTGCAAATCAGTGAACGAAGGAGATGACGCGCTGGCGGTCTATCACAAGGGTCGAGGCCCGGATGAAGACTGGTGGACACGACACGGGTGGATCGTTAAGGTCGAATTTGTGGGCAAAGTGAATGAGGCAGCCTTCTGTCAATTGATCTTTGACCCTGTCGATCTAGTTTCGACGCCTGACATACGTAAAAACCTGGCTAAATTCGGAACAACCGGAAGAAAATACGCCGCAGCACATCCGAACGTATTGATGCAATTACTCAGAGCGAAAGCAATGAGTATGGCTTGTGAATACAGTGATGTTCCAATCTTGGGTCCCTTAGCCCACAGAATTTTGGAGCTCACAAAGAATATCACAATTCGTAAGAGCATCATTTATGGAATGGACTTGTACGAACGAGAACGGTTGCAATTGGCAATCGAAACCAAAGCATGGCAAAAGAAACCAAACATACGGACAGGAACCCGTCAGTTAGTTTCAAAATTGCAAGACCTCACTGTCAGTCAACAGTTGCAGGCCGAAGCAATAGTGTCACGCCTAGGTTTCGGACCTTTTACATTGCCCGGAATCGATTTCAATCCAATATGGGTCCACAACATGTCGCGCTTCAGGAGTTCAAGACTTGTGCCTTACGCACCCAACATTAAAGGAAGAAAGAGGGTAGTAGAAGCCATAAGAGAGAGATTTAGAAAAGATTTTTATGATGTGAATGGCATACCCCATTGGCCAGAGATGGTCCCTAAGTACCAAGAAATGTACAGACTTTTAAACCTTTTAGAGAAAGGTAGTATTTAGATTTTTTTAAACGGTGTCAAAATCCGGCTAAAGGTACCGCGAAGACTGAAAACAGGGTCGGCCAGACTAAGGCGACCTAAAACTGAAAGAAAAACCCTAAAAACTTGCGCCCAAGCGCATGGAGGCCAGAGCTGAGGCTTAAACAGCGCAACGACGGACAACTAGTAACCCGCTTCTCGCGAAAACAGACCTTGCACGTGGCGGTGCATTGATATACC